AAGCCGTGGGACGAGGATCAAGATTTCCCTTACTACATGTGCTGCATTGAGGAGGACAGCAAGAAGGTTGTCTCCAAGCAGGGATACTACGAGATGCCAGCACACGTCACCCGCTACCTCAAGTGGGGAACGTCACCATACGGTTTTGCACCTACATGGATCGCCCTACCGGAGGCACACAAGCTCTCACTGCTCCAGAAGCAGATGGATGTCCTAGCTGAGAAGGCTGCTAACCCACCTATACTCGCTCCTGCGAGCCTTGAAGGCGAAATAGGGGTAGGCGCACTGGATATCACTTACGTCAACGACATCGATCCTAATCGCTCACCACGCGAGTGGGCAACATCCGGTCGCTACGATATCGGTCAAGACCGTATCGCAGAGAAGAAGAAGACAATCCAAGAGATCATGCATGGCGACCTGTTCAGACTGTTCGCACAGATTGAGCGCACCATGACAGCTACCGAGGCAACTCTACGCGAGGCTGAGAAGGTGATGCAGTTTTCACCTACGTTCTCTGCCCTAACAAGTGAGTATCTCGACCCCAAGCTCATGAGAATCTTTGGCATCCTATGGAGGCAAGGCAAGATGCCACAACCACCAGAGGAGCTAACCATGCTGTTAGGTGAGGGATCAGTCCCACTCCCACAGGTCAGCTATAACAACAGAATTTCACTGGCTATCAAAGCCAAGCAGAACAGCAACTACGCTGAATACATGGCTATCCAGACACCACTGGCTGAGATGAATCCATCCATCCTAGACAACATGGATGCCGACAGGACATTCCGTGATGGATGGCGTAATGCTGGTCTACCAGAGGATGGTCTAACAAGAGAGATAGAAGTTCAAGAAACACGACAAGCCCGTGCTGAAGCTCAAGCCAAGGAGCAAGCAATGATGGAAGCACAACAGAAGGCTGCCATCGCTAAAGACGCTTCAGCAGCTAATGGAGGGGAACTTCCAGAGGCTATGGCTCAGTCAATGGGTGGCTAGATTTATGAGACAACTAAACGCACAGACTGCTAAAGCAGCAGAGAAAGCTCTCAATACATCAGAGGGCAAGATCCTAACAGACTATCTAATAAAAGCTGTAGGGCTAACGGAACGGACATTCATACCGGACTCTAACGGAATGGTTGATCCATATCGTGCTGCCATCAAGGATGGTGAGCGAGCAATCGTATCTCTGATAGTTAAGCTACAGAAAGGACAGACACATGAGCGAGAAGATTAGACTAAAAGACGGCAAGGCATACCGAGGCGACAAGCTCGTAGCTTGGTATGATGGCGATGAACTCAAGTTTAAGCACTGGAAGTTTAAAGCTCTGAAGGAGGAGATTGAGGCACTGGCACAGGACGAGGAAGAAGACCAACCTCAATACTTTGGAGAACCACCAGAGTCAGACGACCCAGAACCACCAACACCACCGGATCTAATCAAGATGGGCATAAATGGCGCATGGTTTGGCGAGTGTCATCCATACGTTGTCGAGTGGCGCAAGGAGAACTGGTCTAAGAAAGCTTTCGATAAGAAGTATGAATTTAAATACGAGCTACTCTGCAACAACTACGATGCCGAGGGCATGAAATATCAACCATAAAAACCATGAGTGAAGAAACCACAGCACCAGCGACAGAGGCAGCAGCACCAGCAGCAGCCCCAACCACAGAAGCAGCACCGGCAACGGAGGCTGCCCCACAATCAACTCCAGACATCTTCTCTGGGCAGACTCAAGCCGCTCCATCTGGAGACTTGATGAGCCAGTTATATACGTCTGAGGGCAACCTAGCGGAGAACTATACGTCACTGCTAGAGGAGAACGGACTAGGCGAGTTAACCAACACCGTAGCCAAATACAAGTCACCGGAGGGTCTACTCAAGGGAGCAGCCAACTTGATCAGCTTTGCTGGTAAAAAGGTAGAAGGTGTGATCGTCCCTAACGAGGGCAGCACCGAGCAGGAGATTGCTGAGTATCGTCAAGCTATTGGCGTTCCAGAGTCACCTACAGCATACAACCTCCAACCGGAGAACCTCCCAGAGAACATGGGATGGGACGAAGGACTAGCCAGCGAGTGGCAGAACGTATTTCACGATGTAGGGCTATCACAGGAGCAAGCAGCCAAGATTGCTCAGTCATACACCGATATCACCAACAATCAGCTCACAAACGCTCTACAGACCAACCAAGCCAACATGGAGTCCGAGATGGAGCAGCAACGCGCAGAAATCCAGAAGCAGTGGGGCGACAAATACGACACCAACCTACAGAATGCAGTCAACATGGCATCCACTATGGGATTTGACTTAGACAACCCACAAGACATGGCAGCAATGCGTAACCCTAAAGTTCTCAACATGATCCTAGAGAAGCATGACTCTTCAAAAGAAGGGACAATGCCGAGGGGTGGACAACCCAACACCGGAACTGAGAGCTGGGGCGAGAAGGCAATGGCGATGAAGATGAAGTATCCCAATATGAACACAGCTCCGATTGAGGTTCAGCGTAGCTATATTGAGGCACAGAAGATGAATCACATGCAGAAATCCCAGCAGGGTAGATAACTTTCGACCTCGCGGTCGTGCCTCTCTCTACGTTTTCAGTCGTGTGTTTCGCGTGGGGAGAGGCTAATTCAATTTGACAACACGCTGATATTTATTCATTATGCCGAAGCAGTTATTCGTTCTGCTTGTTTCATAACAATAGTGTAGATCCCTCATCGGTGTAGTGTCCGGTGGGGGATCTTTCTGTATGCGCTAACAGCTTGACAAACTTTGTTAGATGTGATGTAATTGCTCCGTCCCTAACGGATACCATTTTCTGTAGCCAGTAGCTCTGGTTAGTTGATTATGCCCACCAGTGACTTGATACCAATATCAAGCGACCTGCTCCTAGCAGATACTCTGGCATGATCTTGGTCTAACAAACCAACAACAACTAACTAAACTAAAACTATGGCTATTACATCCACTGTTCCCCAACATTTCCCTACCCTTTATCAGGATGAGTGGAGATTAGAGGTGCAACAACTATCATCACGTTTGCAGGGACTCGTTCCTGTCTACCCAGTAATGGGAGACTCCAGACGTTTCAACAAGCTTGGGAAAATTAACTCCCAAGACATGACAGGACGCTTTCAAGACTCAGCACCCGCTGATGTCGATACTGAGATGCGTCATCTCTATGTAGGTTTCAAGACAGCAGAGAACTTTGTTTCTCGCGTTGACAGCATTCGCCTTGGCGAAATTGACTCACCTCACTCATCCATCATGAAGAGCCACATGGCTGCTGCTGGACGTGACCGTGACCAAGCTATCATCGACATGCTCGGCGGTAACGTATACGAGGGCAAGAATGGCACATCTACTGTGGCATTTGATACCGCGAACTACTCAATCGCTAAGTCTTACAACTACGATGGAACTACTACCGACACCGGACTCACTTACGACAAGATCGTTAACGCTCGCACCCGTCTGGGTCTGAAGAATGTTGCCGGTCAGAATGTCGAAGGTGGTTCTCCACTTGGTATGGTCATCACTCACGATGAGATCGAAGACCTCCTACATGACGACAAGTTCATCAACCGCGATTACCGCGCCAAGCTTGAAGAAGCTCAGTCCGGTAGCATCGTTGATGCGTTTGGATTTACCATCATCGCAGTTGATCCTGCTCTGATGCCTATCACCGCAACCACTCGTGCTTGTTACGCGTTCGCTAAGAACTGCGTTGCATTTGGATACGCAGAAGACCCACAAACATTTGTGGATACTTTGCCTACCAAGCGTCACGATGTTCAGATCCGTTCTGAGTGGGCATTCGGTGGCACTCGTCTTGATGACGAAGGCGTTATCCAAATCAATGTTGACCGTCCATAAACCTAACATCTAACATAGAAAATATAATATTATGGCTACTTACAAATCAGACATCTACACAACCCAGAGCGCAGCTACTGGAGACAATCGTGCCGATGGTCGCTTACTATCTGGTAAGCTCCGTCAAGCAACAGCTACAGTCACTCTTGACTCCGGCTTTGCTGACACCGAGCTTATCAACTTAGTTGAGCTTCCTAAAGGCGCATTGGTAGACCCATCAAGTTCGTTTATTCAGTTGGCAGATCCCGGCACTACAATGGTTGTAGACGTTGGAGTCCCTTCAGATACTAACGCACTTACGCCAGCCAACCTCACTCTCAGTGCAGGTGGCAAGGTGTTCTTCGACCAAGTCGATGATGCTCCTCTCTACGAGGTAGCAGACGGTGACGAGCTTGTCAGCATTATTGCTGTAGGCGCACAGACCGTAACAGGTGGCACTGCACTCCGTGCGGTCATCACCTTCATTGATCGTTACTAACAACTAAAATAGGGGTAGCGTGGGCTTTGTTCTGCGCTACCCCTCTCTCTTTTCCAAATGACTAAGACCGAAATTGCCAACATTGCACTAGCTAAGTTCCGTGAGGGACGCATCACGACTATCGAATCTACGACAGACCCAGTTGCGGTGGTAATGAACGACCAGTTCGACCATGCGCTAGAGCTTCTGTTAGAAGAACATCGGTGGAACTTCGCAGGAAAACGAGTAACACTAACAAAGCTTAGTGAAGACCCACCATTTGGATGGGCTAACCAATACGCCTTACCTTCTGACTGTATTAGGCTCAAGGACGTAAATGGCGAGGATGTCGAAGCCTCCTCACAACTATTCACACTGGAGGGGTCAAACCTCCTAACAAACGATGATACCGTAACGATCACATACGTTGCCAAGATCACCGACACCAATTTATACTCGCCTTCATTCGTGGAGGCACTCTCGTTTAAGCTGGCGAGCATCACCTGTGGCAGACTAACAGGTGACACTGAGTTGGCTATCATGCTGGACAAGCAATACAACTATGCTCTGTCCAAGGCTATCCACAATGACACTAAGGCTGACGGCAGCAGGGACAAGAACCTCATGGCGAGGATGCTCAACAGCTCTGCCATCTTAGGCGGCAACAATGTTGGCAGCGGATCGTCATACCCGCGCACCGGAGGCTCAAGCGGCACAGTAGCTGCACACAAGCACGAACTTACCGATCTACTCCAGACATCAGCCACAGACGGACAGACGATTGTCTGGAACGATACTGAAGGCAAGTGGGAGGCTGGGGACGCAGCATCTGGAGGTGACGTATCAACTGACGCGATCTTTGACGCTGCTGGCGACCTTGTAATAGGCACAGGAGCGGATACAGCAGCCAAGCTACCAATCGGAGCTAATGGGCTTGTCCTCAAGTCTAATGGCACTACAGCAGTCTGGGAC